AGCCAAAATCAAAGACTTCTGACGTGAAGCCCGATGGCAGTAACAATCAACGCAACAGCGGGCGACGCAAGCGCCAACAGCTACATAACGCTGGCTGAGGCTGACGCTTTTGTTGAAGCGATGGTTGAAAGCACTGACGCTGCTAAGTGGACGACAGGCAATGCAGATTCACGTAATCGTGCGTTGACAGCAGCAACACAGCGGCTTGACCGCGAAAGATTTTTAGGCGCACGCGCCACCGACACACAGGCATTGCAATGGCCGCGTACTGGCGTGCGAAAGCCCGATACTTACGTCAATACTTACGCGACCGGGTTTCCATTCCGCATATCCGACGATTACTTCACCGACACCGAAATTCCTGATCAAATCAAGCGTGCTCAAATTGAGCTTGCTGTTTACTTGCACAGCAATGTTGATGGCATCAGCTTAAGCGGGTTGAATGATTTCAAAAACGTCAAGATTGGCAGCATCGATGTAACGCCTGATAAGAGCGGCGCTGTTGGCGCTGATCATGTACCGCCGATGTTTGAAAGGTTCTTGACAGGGCTTAGAATTAGCGGACCGGGCAACATCGCTATTAAACGGAGCTGATCATGGGCATGGGTTATTCGCCGTCAAAGGCAATCATCATCACTGATACAGCTGCACACACTGGCAGGTTTTACAAGGTGGAAGCCTTGAAGGACTCAGTTATTGCTGCGATGACTTCTGAAGGCATTACTGAGAACGGATCAGGCGCCCCGTCTGCAATCGACATCAATACCGGAGCTTGTATTGAAGGCGTACTTTTTACTTCAATTACTTTGACCTCTGGTCATGTCGTTGTTTATAGCGTCTGATGGGACTTGCTCAATCCCTTGAAAAAGTGGCCGGTACCGTCATCGCAACGTTCGGTGGTGATGTGACAGTTCGTTACGTTTCCGCTGGCAGTTATAACGCCACGACGGGCGCAATTACTGAGACAGTCAGCGACACCAACGTCAAAGGTGTCTTGGAAGATGTAAACGTCCGCGAGGTGAATGAGCTTGTTCAACAGGGCGATAAACGTTTAACGGTTGCAGCCAAAGAGCTGCCATCAGCCCCTGAGACCAAAGACCGCGTCGTGATCAGCACGGTTGTGCATCAGATCATTCGTGTTGAAACGACAGAGCAAGACAACACGGCGCTCACTTACGAACTAATTCTGAGGGCATAACGATGGCACGTCGGATCAGAATTGATCAGATTGCTGATCTGATGGAAGAGGAAGTTCAAGAAGTGGTCAAGTTGACAGCATTGAGCTGGTCTGGTCAGGTTAAAGAGCAAACCCCTTTTGACACTGGTCGTTTGCGCAATGCTTGGCAGACAAAGATCGGGAAGCTTGAAGCAGAGATCACAAACAACATGGAATACGCCGAGCCTGTTTTGTATGGAAACAGTTTGCCATCATCTTGGGGCGGTCAGTACCGCACACGGCAAGGCACGGTCCCTGGCTTTCCTGATCTAATCGGGAAAGAAATTGCTACTAAAGAAGTCCCGCAATTTATCCGTGCTTTCAGGAGGCGTAACTAATGGCCGCTGCTGATCTCAATGCAATTAGGGCCACCATTGAAGGCAGGCTTGCAACAGAGCTAGCTGGCGATCCTGCTATTCCTGTTGTGTTTCACAACATGGCATTTGAGCCAACACCTAATTCTTCATTCGTTCAATGCCTTGTCAGCTTTGGCGCAAACGAATATTTAAGCCAAGGGCTGACAACTAATTCTCAAAACAGAATTATCGGGATTGTCACCATCAATATCTTTTCAGCCAAAGGTGTTGGCCCTGGAGCCAATTTTGTCATCGGCAAAAGGATTCGGGACCTTTACAATAGGGTCATCGTGTCGGGGGTTTTCTTCGACGCTGCAACAGGTCCAGAGGCACTGCTTTCAGCAGCACCCGAGGGCTACTTCCAAACCCAGGTCCGTGTGACCTTTGAATCCATCGAGGAACTCTGACCATGGCAACAATCCGAGGCGAACAAGGCGCTGTTCAGTTTTCAGCTTCTGGCGGCAGCAATGCAACAGTCGTTGGCACTCGTAGTTGGAGCTTAACCACTACGAAAGAAACGCTTGACACTTCAAAGCAGGGCGATACCTTTCGCAGCTTTGTTGGCAGCATGGTTTCTGGCTCTGGCACCGTTGAACTGGTTTATGACCCAGACGCAACAGGTCAAGCGGCGTTCCTTGAGGATGTGATCACAGCAGCAGATCCGGCAGACGCATCGTTTGAGCTGTTTACAACCGGAACCACTACAGGTAGTGATTCTGTTGTTTTTACAGGCATCATTACTGACATGGAGATCACTTCAACTGTTGGTGAATTAGTTGTTGTGTCTTGCAGCTTCGTCACTAGCGGCACAATCGCTATGAACTTGCAATGATCTAGGGCTATAATTTAAGCGCAAGCTTTTATTTAATGGCTCAAAATCGCACCGTCGATCTGCTGGTTGGGGCGTTTGATCTCAACCAGCGCCGCAAATTTGAACTAAAAAACGCTGAAGGCCAGAAAGTTGTAGATCTGTTTTTTAAACCGATCACACGCGCTGACCGCAAGAAAGCCCAAAGCCTTGCAGGCACAGAAGAGGCGTTGGACATCAGTACACAAATGCTGTGCCAAATGGCTGAGCTTGAGGATGGCTCAAAAGCTTTTGTTTCTGCCGATGCCGCCAAGCTTCAGCGGCAACTGCCTGAGTCTGTATTGAACGAACTTGAGCTGTTCTTGTTTGGCCTTGGTGAAGAGACTGACCTTGAAGAAGCAAAAAACGACTAAAGCAGGACAGTTGGCTCAACTTTGAGTTTTTTCTGGCCTGCGAATTAGGAATGACGCTTAGCAGGCTTCGCACGGAATTAACCGATGCGGAGCTTGCGTATTTTGCTGCGTACTACGAATTAAAGAGTGAACGAGAACAGCAAGCAATGGATCGCGCAAAAACAAGACGGCGGTAGGATAAGAGCAGTATTGGATCAGTCGTGGCAAGAGCGAACGTAGAACTGATCGTCGAAGCCGCTAAGGCTATTAATCCGCTGCGAAAGGTTGAGCAACACAGCAAAAAAGTTGATCAAGCGTTAAAGAAAAATCAAAAAAGTGCGCGGAACGTTGAGGCCGCCTTCCAACGAATGGGTCGAAATGGCATAAGAAGTTTTCGGGATCTTGAAAGTAATGCGGCTCGGCTTGGCAAGCGCATGAGCGGTTTGCGCGGCACTGTCGGCAAAGCTGTTGTTGGTTTTGTTGCTTTCAAAAGCGTTCAAACTGGCATAGCAAGGCTTGAATCAGAACGCAGGATTCAACTTTTAGGAAAACGTTTTGGCGAAGTAGCTGGCCTTCAAAATGCTGCAGCGCAGGCAGCAAAGAAATTTAAACTCAGTCAAACAGAAGCAAATCAATCACTTGCAAATGCTTTTGCACGTTTGCGACCGCTTGGTGTTTCCTTAAAAGATATAACTTCGACTTTCGGTGGTTTCAGAACCGCAGCAGTCCTTGGTGGAGCAACAGCTTCTGAAGCATCTGCTGCATTTACGCAGTTGTCACAGGCATTGGGTTCTGGTGCATTGCGCGGGGATGAGTTCCGAAGCATTGCAGAACAAGCTCCATTAGTCCTTCAAGCTATTTCTGATGAGACAGGCATTGCAGCAGGCAATTTAAAAGAATATGCAGCCGAAGGGTTGCTAACAAGTGACATTGTCATCAAGGCACTTAAGCGCATTGAGACAGAAGGGGCAGATCAACTTGCAAGCGCACTTGGTGGCCCTGCTGCCAAAATCAAAGAGTTTCAAAATGCAGTTGAAGATGTTCAGGTTGCGGCTACTGAAAGTGCAATACCTGCGATTACAGATGCAATCTCTGATTTGGGCACAGTTATAAAGCAGCTTGAACCAGCGATTCGTCTTATTGGGGGGTTGCTTGCCGGAGTTGCTAGAACTGCCGGTAACATCGTTGAAAATATTGCTGGTGGCGGCAAACTTGCAGCCGCACAACTTGCGGCAAATCAAGCAGCGACTCTGCAGGCTAGAAATAAATTTGGACCTCTTGCTAGGGAAGGTATTACGCCTGGCTTTAAAGAGTTTCGCGACCAAGTTCTTGAGCGCGAGTTGGCGAGACGTGTAGCCATTGCTCGTGGGGCTGTACCTGGTCAGCTTCCTCCTAGCGCGGCTGACATTGGGACAGCATCAACATCAACGACACCAAAGCCGATACTAACTGGGAATAGTGATGAAGAAGAGAAAAGGGCAGCAGCATTAAAACAACAGCAGGAAACATTTGCTAAATATATGCTTGATAAACAAAGAGAGCAGCTGTTGATTGAAGCGCAAACACCCCAACAGCAAGCACAGCTTGAGCTAGCTATGCAGAAATTTGATTTAGCTAGACAGTCTCCAGACATGTCTGAAACAGAGCTTGCGTTAGCTAGGCAGCAGTTGCAAATTAACTTTGACAGCCAGGTCGCGACTGATGAAAGAATTAAAAAAGAGAAACAAGCGGCTATAGACAAGAAAAATGCGCAAGATGCAGAAGCGCAACGACTTGATGCCTTAAAGCAAAAACAATTGGAAATAGCCCAAGCTATTCAAAGCCAAGTAGTTAGTGCAATTGAGAGTGCAATTGATGGTTCTAAGAGCCTTGCCGAATCATTTAGTGACTTGTTAAAACAGCTTGCCATGATGATCATCAAGCAAAAAGTTATTGGCAACTTTGCAAGTCTGGGCGGCGGCGGTATTCTCGGTCTTATCCCTGGACTTGCAAATGGAGGCCCTGCAAGAGCTGGTCGCCCTCACATCGTTGGTGAGCGTGGCCCTGAATTGTTTGTACCTAATAGCAGTGGAACGGTAGTTCCGAATCACGCAATGGGGGGTAGCGCTAATGTGACTGTGAACGTTGATGCCTCTGGCTCTTCTGTTGAAGGTAACGGTCCAACCGCTTCGCAACTTGGCAAGGCGATTGGCGCTGCTGTTCAAGCTGAGCTAATCAAGCAGAGACGACCTGGAGGCTTGTTGACCCGCTAATGGCTGATTTCCCTTCAATTACACCGACCTATGGCGTGCAAAAAAGCAGCGCCCCTGTCACGCGAAAGGTGCAGTTTGGTGATGGCTATGAGCAACGTCTTACGTTTGGCTTAAACCAAAACCCCAAAAGTTTTAGCCTCACGTTTGAGGTGTCTGAGACTGATTCCGACACCATTGAAACGTTTCTGGATGCACGGGCTAGCGACAACGCAAGTTTCAATTTCACGCCACCTGGAGAAGGCAGCAGTTCAAAATTTGTTTGTGAGCAATGGACCAAGTCGATCCCTTACCTGAACCGAGCTACGATACAAGCAACATTCCGCCAAGTCTTTGAGCCGTAATGACTGTCACGACTAGATCGAGCAAGGGCAGCCCGCTCACCCATACCGAAGTTGACACTAACTTCACAGACCTGCGCGATAGTTGCGGCTATATAGCAACCGGCCAAGGTGGAACGGTTACTCAGGCAACGTCTAAAAGCACAGCAGTAACGCTAAGCAAGAAGTGCGGTCAGATCACAATGAATGCTGCTGCATTGGCTGCCGACACAACTGTTTCATTTACGTTGACCAACACAACGGTGGCAGTGACTGACGTAATTGTTTTAAATCACGTTAGTGGTGGAACGGCTGGCTCTTATTTGCTAAACGCTCAGCCTGCTGCTGGTTCCGCAAGCATTAACGTCCGAAACATCACGAGTGGATCGTTAAGCCAAGCGATTGTGATTGGGTTTGCAGTGGTGAAAGCCACCACTAGCTGAACATGTCTTACGTCGTAACTGGATATTGGAACTCCGGTTACACCGACACGGAGTCCAGTGATGGCATCACCAGTGAGCTGCAAGGCATTTCGCCAACAGCAGTTATCGAGCTATTCCAGCTTGAGCTGGATTCAGTGCAGCATGGAGTCGATACAACTTATTACTTCAGCGGACTGCATCAAGGCGGCCTTGAGGCCATAACGTTTGGCGGGCAGCTTTATACAGCAATCCCGCTTGAAGCTGATGGCTTTAGCTATTCAGGGCAGGGCAGTTTGCCGCGTCCAACTTTACGGTTAAGCAATCTGTTCAGCACCATCACAGGTCTGATCGCTACGTTGCCAAATGGATTAGAAGGCGCAAAAGTTACGCGCATTCGTACATTAGCCCGCTACATAGACAACATAAATTTTCCAGGAGCTGAGGCTTATTTATTAGCAGAAGACGGTAGTTTTATCTTGGCAGAAGACAATAGTTTTATTCAGACAGATTTTAATGGAGACAATCCATTCGGTACTCCAGACAGCACCGCTATTTTCCCCAAAGAAATTTACTACGTTGATCGCAAGTCAGCAGAAAACCGGACCTTAATTGAGTTTGAGCTTGCGTCTGCTTTTGATCTTGCCGGTGTACGCGCACCAAAGCGCCAGTGCATCAGTCGTTGCCAATGGGTCTATAAGTCAGTTGAATGCGGCTACGACCCAACAGTTGGCCCTGGCAAGGTTGTTGATGGTGTGACGTTTACGCGATTCACTGCCAATGATGTTGGTACGACTGTAGA